TCTCCAACAAGTTTTGAGCCTAAACCTATGGTACGATATTTCGGGTGAACCACTACTCGGCTGATAATGCAGAGTTTTTCATTCAGTTCTTTCATCGCCATTTTTGGCAGAACGAGCCTTCGCCCAAAACATGTAGGCGGCGGATAACAATAGACTATTACTCCACATAACTCCGTGCCGCGCTTGAGACAGAAGATCTTTCGAGGCGCACATATTCTGTGACTTCGGTAATGGAAGCCTGCAAGCTCCTGCCAGTCTTTGGTTGTGCCCTCTTCTATTCGCATTTCCTTAACGAGGCTACATCTTTCTGCGGGTTGATTTGGATAATAGTTGACGGTTATTTCTTTTCCATAGCGCTTGTGAATGTGAACGCTCGGATTCAAATCATCAAATAGATCAGTGTGAGTAGTTGCGACAACTACGACCCTCCCCAGGTTTCTGGCCAGTTTTTGGATGTTGAAACTCACGATTCTGGCGCTGTCTCTATCCAAAGTCGCACAGAACTCATCTGCTATCCACCATTGCTTGCGGCTTTCAATCAGCTTGGCAATTCTGTACCGGTATTTCTGTCCGTCGCTCAGCTCTTTGAAACGCCTGACAAAAAGAAAAGCATCATTCAGCCCAGCTTTGCTTAAAAGCTCCAGTCCTTCATTCAAGGTTTTGCCAACAGTCTCGATCAACGGCTTATCTGCGTCAGGCTGAATGTCTGCAACGTCTATCGCCTCATCTCCAAGATCCTGCTTTATGGCTTTCAGCAATACGCTTTTGCCGCTTCCCGAATCCCCAGTGATGTAAACGATGTCCCTGTCTCCGATTTTGAGGACAACATTATCGTAGACAACAAACTGCTGGCTTTCGTCTATGCCCAATCCAAAACCTTCAGCGACTCCGATCGTTCTCGGCGTGACTTCTGTTGCAGTTTGATAAGCTATGTTAACCTTAAACTTACCCGTCAGCCTATCGTACGTGCGGGCATATTTTGTTATGCGGAAAAACTCTTTACGCCTTCTCATCTTCCAACACCAGCAACCTTACGTTTGGCCAATTTCTTCCGAATTTCCTTAAGCTTACCCAAACCTGAAACTCTCCAAGTCAGCCGGAGCGGCGCCTGTACTGGCAAGGCATGCCAATCCTATAGACCAGAATCTGTCATCATGGGTTCCTTGAGGGTGAGAAAAATTGTAGATCTCCATTCCGGGCCGCTGCTCCCATTGTTCACAGTTTAATTCTGCTTGAACGTCCATATCGAATGGCAGCTCGAATTGTCTCCGGGCCTCTTCCGGCGGAACCCCCTTGTCACTTTTCCGTACGCTTAACATTTTCTGCTTCAAGAAGCTCGCAATGCCATGTTTAGAAGGCAACGTAAAATCGATCCCCTTGAGACCTGGAAAGTCGGCGCGCTTGATTTCCTCATCCATTCCCAGCGTGCCGGTGTGGTCATAATAGACTCTGACGACACTTTCCCATCGATCACAAATCGACTTGATATAACCCATTTGCGTGACATAAGGGGTGCCGAGCTGAAACTGCTTACAATGCACTAGGGCTAGCACATCGTCTCTCTTGTCGATGACTGAAACGACGCCCGGATCCCTCTCCCGACCGAGATCCCACCCAATGTAAAATTCCCCTCTGATGTTAGACTCAAACTCAGCAAACTCTAGGTCTTCGTTTTGACATTTTATGATTAGGCTGCTTGGCAGGAAAGACGTTTCATCATCAACAAAGGTGCATTCCATCTCCCGCTTCCAACGCCAACTTTCACCAGCGTATTGCTCACGCATGATCTCAACTTGCTGCAAATCCAACGGACCGTTAGGCTTCAGGATCTTGTCCCACGTCAACCAGTACCGGGGAGGGTCACTTTCGCAAGCATTTCCACTGAAAAACTTGAAGCCCTTATCATAACACATTTTGTAGTAGATACTGTCCTTATTCCAAGGCGTACTTGCAACGTTAATGTAAACCGTTCTCGTCAACGTCATAGGAAGCAACGCGCTAAGCCACAGATCCTTATCTTTTCGGATAAAATTCATCTCGTCGATGCTGATCTTTTTAGGACCATGGCCTCTGATCGTGAATGGTTCCGGAGTTTCCGCAAGGATAACACTACGGTCCTTGAAACGAATGATCGTTTGCAGTTGCTCTTCTATGATGGCATTGAAGACTTTCTTGTCCATCCTAGCAAGATGATCATGCAGTCCGCCTTCGCCTTGAAAATAGATCTCCTTAACCTGACCGAATTTCGGCATTAAGACCAGGATCTTGCTTCCAGGATTTGTGGCTGCAAAATGAATGTCGCTTCCGCTCATGACTGTGGTTTTGCCGGCTCTTCTTGGCCACCGCAAGACTTTGAGGGGCGCTGGATCGTGAAGAAAGTCGGCTTGATAAGGAAACGGCTTAAGATGTAAGACTTCATCAAAAAACCTGATCGGATCCACCGGAACATGAATGCTGCCGATCTTTTGATATCGTTGCTTTAGCCGTTCGACTTCACGCCAAAGAGTCTGAGGGCTGTCAGGCAACGAGCGCCAATTCTCAACCAATTCCAGGCGCCCTTTCCAGACCTTTAAGTTCAGCTAGTGCCTTCTTGATTTGTTCAAGATCATCAAGCTTTTTAGGTCGCAGCGATAGGCCAAGAAGCTTCGCCGCCAGCTTCATGTACTGCAGACTCAGTTTCTTATCCCTTTTTCTAAATTTCTCGGCTAACTCATAACATTCAGCCCCTAGAACCCTGCACATCTTGTCTCGCGCAGCAAAGGATTCTGCATCAACGAAGTCTTTTCCCCTGATCTTACGGGCTATGCGACAGAAAGAACTGCACTGCTCTTGTGTGATAAAAAAAATATTTTTTTTGTTGCGGACCGTGAAGTCATTCTTTAGCATGATATTCCCTCTTCAGAAGAAAACACTGTCTCCTTCCGTCTCGCCCTTTCAAAACAATGTTTCGACGAAACAATTCGTTTAGATACATGCTTTCGACTGCACGTGCACGCCCTGTTAACGCAGCGACTTCTTCAGCCGTTGTGGGTTTCGTGAGGCTCTTCAAAACCTCAAAAGTCTTCTGTTCTGCAATACTTAAGAATACTAAGAACGGCGGTTGTCCGAAGAACCCTTCAGTGAATGCTGTGACTTTTCGCATTCCAATTTCAAGATGCATGACTCTTCCGCGCAGATTGCGTAGCTGGTTGCCAATCTCATCATACTTCATCCCATCACCTTACCTGCCTTCCAACAAAGATACCCGTGACCGTTCCAATCAGGCCCGCAATTGCTGCGAAAATCTCGCTATTCCACACATGCATGAAAGCCATATACGCAATCTCCAGTGCAGTTAGACAGAAAATCGCACCCACTGAAAACTTCACAAGATAGACAAGCCTCTCATCAGGCTCAACCACGATGATCTCAGGATTGCCACGCGTCGTCTGCCGATGAGACTTTCTTGTGAGAGCCTGCCTGAACCAGTCACCCATGATTTTTCACCGACTGTTGATGAATCTTGCGTTCATGAGCAGCCCTTCGACCGCCCATCAAGAAGCTATTAACCAAATTCACGGCGGTGTTAGATTCAATGTAGCCTTTGGCAATAATGGTAATGTTGGCGGTGCATGAAAGGGGCACGGCAGTGTAATCAATGTCGAATAACCCGCCGTCACTATAACGGAAGGTATTTTGTGCAACCACAATATGCTTATTTTTCTCGCCCAGGACGCCAATGAAAACACCCCAACTCTTCACTGGCACGTCTACAGCCACGCCGCTGCCCAAGCTTTTGCCGACGCTTGCATCACACCAATCTACACACACGAGGTCTCCAGGAGCGAGCCCTTCAAGCTGCTTTCTCAAATTCTTACCTTGCATAACCAAATCTCCCTTTCGTCTTCACAGCAAGTTTTTGCCAGAACCTTTTCAACCGGGAAGACTGCTGTTTCATCTTCCCGAAAGTCTCAAGATTTCCGGCGCCATCAAGAACCATGAGGATCTTTCCTTTTGGATTCAGAAACGCCAGGCCTTTCGGGAGGCCAAGCTTTTCAGCCTCCGTTATCCTAAACTTATTCTCGAAAACGACGTCACCAGCCTGCCAATTCGCACAGTTGACGCTGTTCGTAACTATGCCACCGTTGAACGTTATCTGTCCAGAATACACATTGGGGCACCGCGCTTCATCAAGCACACCGCTTGTAATGTTGCCTGCAGCGTGATTATGCCCTGCAGGAGCGTACTGACCATTGGGATCCACATACATAGGGTCAAACCCTGCACCCTCACCTTCCAAAACATAACCTGAAGTGCCCTCTGGAAGCCTTGCCAACGAAAATCTCCCACTCGTGATCTTTGACGCTGGCAACGCTGGAACATCATCAGCCGGAATCGCCGCGTACATGGGATCGAAGCCCGCTCCGTAGCCTCTGATGTATTTTCCAGCATCACCTCGAGGCATACGGGCCAAGGGAAACTGGCCACTTGTGATTATCGCCGCATCAGCCGTGACATTCTGTAGCACTCTCGCAGCCGTTACGATAAGCGAGTAATCAGCGCCCGCGTAGATTAACTGGCTATAGAGGTTATCGCAATGCACCTCACTCCACACATCCAGGTCGGTCCCGATCTTGCATGTCACGCCAGCCTTAGGGACAAGATATTGCCAGCATTCTATAAATCCCGGACCTAACCGTTTGAACCACGCGTCAGAGCCAAACTGTACAATGCCATCATCAGAAAGCGTTACTAGTTTCGTGAAGAAATTCTTGATTCGTTTGTCGGCTACGCCGATCTCAAGTATACCTGTTGCATTCGGCAGGAGCTTTTCTGCCTTGATCTCAAACGTGCTTGCACTCAATCTCTTCAGGTAGATATCAGGTGCAGAAGCGCCACCAGCTCCGAACTGCAGAGACTCAAGATCCAGAAGGGCTTTAGCATTCTCTTCAGCTGCAACTTTAAGCCTCAGACTATTGTACAGATAACCATACATCGAATGCGTTTCTTTCCATCGGAGACTCTCAGATCCAAAGACGCCATGCTCATCATCACTAGGATTAAACTGATGATCAACAGGAGTGCTTCCTGCCTTGTTCTTCGTGCGAAACTTGATTATCGCTGCCGAATCCTCAAAGGGTCCTAGAAACTTGGGAGAGATCCAGCCGGTGATCTTGTCCCAGCCGCCCTCATCTTCACTCGGCCATTGGGCTCCTGTCTCATCGCCCGCCTCGTGTCCAGTGTGATGGGCACCCATGCCGCCGCCATAATTAACGCTTGGAAGGCCTCTCTTGCCCAGTTTTGTCCTGGCAAGCTTTTCAACGGTGACCGTCGTCGCCCTGAGCCCGTAGAGATAATCTGCAAGTTGCGGCGGAACCTTCCCAAGCTCGTAAATTACTTCAAGGGTTTGGACTTTTGCGTCGACATTGTAATCTATACTTTCGATGCGAAAATACGAATTAACGTTCTCGTTTGGCAGGCCGACGTGAATTTTGTCCGCTGGCAAGGATGGTGTAAGACCATAATCAATCACTGTACTTCGAACTGTCAGATATTCAGCTGGATCTTTGAAGTAGTCCAAGAGAGCCTTTGCTCGTAGGTCACATTCATTGTCTGAAACTAGCTCTTCGTCTGTTTCGGTCAACTCTCGAAGGCCATATGCATTCTGGCTCGCAACATCTTCACGGACCGCTGAGTATCTTCGCCCGCCAAAGTACAATGCATCAATCCAGAAATCGCCAGTTCCGACACCGCTGAACCAACAGTCGATCCGCACCTTCTTGATCTGGGTCCAGTCGAAGCCTGAATCAACCTGCCAATCGCCCTCATTTGCAAGCCCGACTTTAAGATCTGTCTTATGCCATTCGCCCGGTGCAATGTTGATGTGTTTCCAAGCTGCTTTGTTTGCAGTGTCCCACAGGCTCACGTCGACATCGCCTCGAAAACCTTGCTGCAGGGTAGCGAAGAAACTCAAGATCGGATACAGATTAGCGTTAACTTCTTTGCCAGCATTGAGTGTGAAAATTCCGCCTTCGTAATAGGCCTGAACGCCATGAACCTTGATGCTTCCAGTACCTTTTACCTTGTTAGAAGTGTCAAAGCTTATTTCGCCTCCGACTGTGCTCCAAGATCCGTCCTCAGGGTTGAGACTTTCCGTCCAAGCATCCTTATCCAAAGGCACACTTTTGTCCGCGAGCCCATAGATCATAATCTTGTTTCGGACCCGGTGAATGTCCTTCCGATAGTCGCTAACTTCGATCTTATCCGTCAAATCAACAAGCGAGTTTCTGCTGTTTTTCTTGAAAAACTCAAATTTCCCATCTGGCGCCACGAAGAAATCGAAACCGATGACGCCGTCCTTGTCGGAACTTTCTGCAATGTACTTGAGGATATCCCAGACAGGCGTATCTTCGTACTCCAAACTCGTGAAAGTTGTAT